TATATGTATTATATATGTATGCTCTAAAATTTTTCTTACAATCTGCATCTACACGAGATTCTAATACTGCAATATCATGGTGTTGTTGGGCCGAAATCTTCTCATATTGTTGTGAATTACCACAATCAATTTCTAAAGTTTCAATGATAGGATCTTGTTTTTGTGTGATTTTCTCACATTCTACCGAAATTTCTCCTGTTTCCATGTTTACAGGAACTGTTTTAGCGCCGGGAATTGATTCAATTTCACTTTCATCACACCATCCTAAGCCAGAAATACTTAAAGTTACTCGTCGCTTTGCTTTAGTTTCGGCCTTCATGATGGCATTCGCCTTAGCTTCTCCCTTTAGGTTGCCAATATTTACGGCCCCTGTAGAGGTGTCGGTTCTACCATGTTTGTCGCGAGCCATCGCCTTAACGATATAAAGGTCATCTACGACCTTATCATCAAGTGATTCTATGGATACGCCATTAAGCTTGCGAAGCTGTTCTGTGCAATTCTTTGTAGCGTACAAGGTCAACTTGCCATTAAGTAGGATGTAATCGAATGGCTTGGTCAATGGATTAAGGTTCATGGATTCGCAAACCATTTTGTAATAATTGACGCGCTCGAAATCAGATAGTTTTGATAGATCCCCTTTAACCATAACATTTTCAATTACAGCCATGCTTTTATTTTGATATTCTTTTGATATTTCCACTTCTTTTGTCATAATTTTCCTTTCAATAAATAATAAATTTTGTATGATGAAAATACGGGAAGGGACTTGCATACCTTCCTCGTTTTTTCATGGGACTCCAATAGTCTTTTGGAGAGGGGGTTATAACCTTCCCTCTCTCTTTTTATCTTCCAAACCAATAATATTCTTCTTGAAGTCTCGAAATATTGCTGCTTATTTCCCAGGATAAAATTTCAAGTGCCTGTGACATTGGATTATTGTATTTCTTTGGGTCAGATACTTCTTTATCTAGATACTTTTCAGCTTCTTTCAGTGCATCGATCGTTTTTTGTATATTACTCATTAAAAAAAATCCCTCCATGATAGTCCTAAAGATTCCATTGAAACAGGAGACTCGTATTCCTTCTCATACTTTTGGCGACGAAATTCCTCTATTTCCTCATCGGTGTAAATGTCCGTATAGTCATAGATTCCAACTTTTGCTAACTCGTCCCAATCATGATATGGCATTTTTAATCTCCCGTTAATGAAACAAATGTAACATAGAGTAACATTTGATACAAGAGAAATGTAACACTTGAAACATAAATATGTTTTTTGTTAGGGTCTTGCCGTGATATGAACAAATGACAAGGGAATTATGAAACTAAAAGATTATCTATATTTTGAAAAGACAACAATTACTGATTTTGCGAAACTTGTAGGAATTTCTAGGATACACATGAGCGGAATTGCGAATGGTTTTAGACACCCGAGTAAGACATTAGTGAGACATATCCAATTGATTACCAATGGAAAAGTAACTTTAAAAGATTTTGAAGAAGAGGGAAAATTATTGTAAAGAAATTTATTTATTAAGAAATAAAATTATAATTTATGATATCAAGAGCGACACCTCGTTATTTGTCCCGCTCTCGATATGAATGCTAAATGTGGCAACCATTATCCGGAAGTGGGGATTAAACTGCAATAGGATTTTACCTTCATGATGGATTATAGTGACTTCCCGCCATGCCCTTATTTCATGCAAATACTTCGCCACTTCCCTGAATGTGCATTGCTTTATTGTAAACTTTGGGGCTCCAAAAACACCAATTACGCACTCGCAATCAACAAGACAGACATCTTCACTAATTTCCTCATTTCTCCGACTGTTTTCCGAAATCGATTGGTTAATTTGATGGAGGAAGGCTTGCTTTCCTTTGAATCTAGCCCTGTCTTTTACTACATCGAACTGATTGCCTTTGACAGACTAGAGGATGACAGCGATGACGAATACGAATTCTCATAAATACCTCAAAATTTGCAAGAAATGCCGACAAAGGATTAACTCATATGGTGGCCCAGTATTCGATCTATTCTGCTTTGTCTATGTTAACCAAAACAAGCAAAACCTTGTCTTCTTTGATGATGCGGATAAGGAAACTAAGCGATGCCTTATGCCAGTCATCAAGTTTCTTGAGCTTAAAGGCATCGTCCTTACAGGCGAGCTGCATCAATGGCAATCGCTTGTCAAGCTGCATGTCATTGAGAAATATGTCGAGGAAGATGGGGCTAAGTACCTGTGTTGGTGCTAAGATATTTAGATGGAAGTTTAAAAATGAAAAGTATAGTATAGAAAAACAAAAAGCCCCGACTTGCAATCGGAGCTTTTTTAACATCGTAAGATGCAGATGGAAACGTGGTTGTCTCCATCTTAGCATCTCACGGAATATAATGCAATACCGTTGTGAGGTGTAATGTCTAATTCTGGTTTCGTTCAAATTCTGCATGATCTACTAAGACATGAATCTGTTATTTCTGCTCCTCCCGCATATCGTTGGGTTTTAATTACGATCCTAGATCGAGCTACTTATCTACCCTGTAAATTTGACGATCACGGTTTTGTGATTGATCTTTTACCGGGTCAATTTATGTGTACAGAAAGAAAACTTGCTGAATATGCAAATGTATCTAGAAATGATGTTCAACGCGCGATTGCGCGTTTTGTTGAAGTTGAAATTCTGAGCCAAGAAGTGAGACACACAAAAAGCATTTTCACCATATTGTGGGGTGTAAAATTAAAAACAGGTGAGCCAACAAGTGAGCCAACTGTGAGCCAAGATAGAGCCATAAAAGAAGAATACAATACAAAAATACAACAACAACCAAATGCGTGCGTTGTTTCTTCAACTTCCAAAAAGACCAAAAAGCAAGCCTTGATTGATGACATCCTCGAAAAGCATTCCGTTGATTTGGATTCCGCCTTCCTCGGCTCTTTGATCCGCCGCTTTTCTATCAAGACAATATCCATTGCTATGGACGAATATGAACAAGTAAAAATCAAAACCAATCCGCGCGGTCTTTTGACCTCGATTGCCAAAATCCACCATGAAGAGATGAAAGAGAATGAATGTAAACTTGCCAACCAATGAAAAACTTGAAATTCTGGTATTAACCGCAGCCGTTAACAGCAATCATGCTCTTGGCGATATCGTAGAGAGATGTGAAGAAGACGATTTCTTTAGCTTTAAGCATAAAATAATATTTAATTGCGTAAAGTCCCTGTTTCATAAAGGGGTCTATGTCACATTGCAATCGATCTTGGTTGAAATGACTAAGCATGACAAAAAGGGCGAAGTTGACAAGGCATATATTACCGATCTTCATTTTGCATACTGGTCTGGTATGCCATTTGAGCAATATGTCAGCGAATTAAAGACATTATCGATGCTTAGGAAAATCGTACATTCGTCAAAGACGATGATCGAAGATTCATGCAAGGATGATGCCAATCCCGAAAAGATTTTAAGCGAGCATCAAGATTGTATGTTAAAGGCTCAAGGCATTGCTCAAAAAGCTATTCAGTCGGCCGAGGAAATCAGTGCCAGCTTCAATAAAAACCGCGACTTCAAGCAGGACTTGGAATGGAGATGTAATCAATATCGTTTAGGATTAAAGACTTACGAAGGTATATCCTCGGGGTTTGACATGTTGGATGATATACTTGGTTCTTTCCAGAATGGCTATATTTACACCATTGGCGCCCGGACATCCATGGGCAAGACTACATTCATGCTCAACTTGATAAGAAATATTGTTAAAAACAAGCGCGTCGGCGTGTTTTCCTTGGAAATGTCGGCGCAAATCATTTACGCGAAACTAGCATGCATGGAAGCTGGAATTCGATATCGGGATTTTTACGATGGCAAAGTTTCGCCAAGCGATATAAGGCGCGTTGCGTTAATTGAAGAGCGTTTTTCAAAGCTTCCGCTGTTCATTGATGACGAGGCCAGCCTAACAACCAGCAAGCTTGAAGCTCGCGCTAAAAGGTTCAAGCAAGGAAAGAAAATCGACATTCTTTTTATAGATTATTTGACACGAATCAAATGCAATGGTAAATATTTTAGTAAGCATTTGGAGATCGATGAGATAACGAAATCGTTGCAAGCGTTGGCCAAAAGTCTTGATATTCCAATTGTCATACTCGCGCAATTGAATCGGCAGGCGGTAAGTTCAACGAAAACCAGGCCAAGCATGATTGATTTCAAGGAATCAGGATCGATTGAAGAGGATTCGGATGCATGTTTGCTGCTTCACAGGCCAGAGTATTATAATAAAACGGAAAAAATTGGAATAATGGAAGTAATTATCGATAAAAATAGAATCATGGGAACAAGAAAGACCATTGAGTTTTATTGCGATAGTACTAAAAACGAAAACTATCAAGAACTAAATGAGATTCACGAGCATTTGAAGGAAGTAGTTCCAGAAAGCAAAGTTCGACGCTTAGGATACGCAGAGCGTTACGCCAACGATGACGATGATGACGAATGATGATTGGATAAAAAACGAAAAAGAAGAAGCGGACATCCATTGGGATTATGTCTTTAATCAATCCATGAATGGAAATGTCGATAGAAACTTAATCTCCTTGGCTATGAAACGAGTTAATGAAATTGATTTAATAATTTTAAAAGGAAATTCAAATGACCAATATTCAGGAAATTAGTTTTGAAAAATATGACAGCGAGTCTGTAAAGGCAATTTGCACAATATGCCTTGATGATCAACATTTGGTTTCATATGCAAAAAAAACATATGAAGGGCGTGAATGGTGGGCGCAAGCAGATCATTTTGTGAAATTGAGAAATGGAAAAAATGTGAAGGTTGAAGGCTATCTGCCTGAAAGTCGCAGCATGGACATGCAAATTAAAAACTTTTTAAACAAATGCGAAGAAAAACACTACACTTCCCCGATTGCCACCTCAATGGACGAGGTGGCAGATACGCAATGTACGCCGTTTTGAGATTGCAAATCCGATCGCCGATAGCCTTATTTCTAATTCTTTGGGGTCGCCAATCGCTCAACGAGATTCAAACGTAAAAAGAGTCAGGCGATCTAAAATAATCGATTCTGAGCCTCCTGTTGAATTCGGAACCTTCATCGGGGATAGGCAAATTACGCTTATCCTCGATATCAAGGCCGCAAACGAGGCTAACCATGCCGAGCCTTGGCGAAAACGTCACGCGCGTCACAAAGGGCAAAAGAAAGCGATTTTCGTAGCGTTACTGAATTGCAAGGAAATTATAAAACTTCCATGCACGTTGCGTTTTACACGCTATGCGCCAAAAACTCTAGATGCTCATGACAATTTGCCTATGAGTTTCAAGTGGATTTGCGACCAGACTTGTGCGGAATTGACTGGAGATCTAAGACCAGGCTTGGCCGATGGGAATAAGGGTTTTACTTTTCAATACGATCAAGTTAAGTTCAAAAAGTATTATGTTAAAATTGAAATAAGTTGGTGAGGGACGCAATTTGGTAAATCAACCATTTAGCAAAATATGCGAACGTTGCGAAAAAAGATATCTTACCTTTGAGGCGGATAAAAATTTCTGCACAGACACATGTAAATTCAAGAAATTATATTGTCAAAAAAGAAAAGTAAAAGATATTTCTTTAGCAAAAGCAGATAAACAATGCAAAAACTGTGGCGAACCAACTAAAAATAAATTCTGCAACACGCAATGTTACGATCTACATCTAAGAAATCAAAAAGCACAGGAAAGATTAAAGAAAAGTTTTATTGATTTAGATAAGCCTAAAAAGAAGGGTCTTTCCTACGATGAACTTAATCGACGCGCTGAATGGAAACGACTTAACTATGACGAAAGTTGGATGTATAAAAACAATAGGAATAAAATTTAAATCAAAGGCACCCCTGTGGTGCCCCGATCCGATAACGTATCGCTTAAGATCGCTATGGAATATAGGGATTTCTATTGATTTTTGCAAATGTTTCGTTCGAGAATTTCCAATCGCTCCACCAAGTCATTAACAACTTTTGTTAGTTTGCCAATTTCAGAGAATTGCTTTTTCCGCACGCGATCGCACGAATCCTTGACTTCCTTGAAATCAGCCTTCAATGCCGACATTTCATCATCTTGAAAGAAATCTAGCTGTATTACTTTAGGCATTTTCTTGCTTCAATAAATCAATAAAATCTTCAATAACCACATCTTTATTTATTTCATTTTCTTCACAAATTGCCTTAATTATTAAAGTTAAATATAATATTTTTGTCGCGTGATCCATAAAATCCTACTTGTTAGATCGTGAATTATACCAATATTCCTTCTTTCATCCAACAAAACAACAAACTTGACAGTTATTAAAGTAATTTATTGCATTAATATTTACTCTTGGATAACTTGAAAACAATGAATAAAGGGAATTTTACATGACTTCAGAAAAAGAAAAGCGTGGTAGACCTGCTACTGACATTTCATGGCAATACGTTGATAAATTATTACAGGCTGATTGCTCAGGAACCGAAATTGCTGCTAGATTGGGTATAAAGCCTGCAAATCTATACGATAGATGCTGGACTGATAATGGCATACTTTTTTCAGAATATTCACAAGAAAAGAAAGCAAAAGGCGATTCTATATTAAGAGAAGTTCAATTTAGTAAGGCTTTAGCTGGAGATAATACTCTTTTAATTTGGTTAGGAAAGTGTAGATTAAGACAAAGCGATCCTTCTTTATCTAATCAGAATAATGCCCAAAAAATCATCGTAGAGGTAAAAGGAAATGGCCTTGCAAGTGGAGTTGACGTTTCAACCTCGTCCGTATCAGATACCGATAATCAAAGCTCTAAATAGTGGCACAAAGCGTGCTGTATGGGTAGTTCATAGACGTGGGGGCAAGGATGTTACCATGTTCAATTGGGCTATTCTTCAATTGATGCTTAATCCCGGATGGACGGCATTCCATATTTTACCTACATATTCGCAAGCAAAAAAAGTTATTTGGGACTCGTCCACAAATGACGGTAAGCGTATACTTGATTACATTCCTAAAGAAGTGGTCGAGAGCAAGAACGGCCAGCAAATGCAAATAAGGTTAACGAATGGATCTCTCTATCAGCTTATTGGCTCTGATAATATCGATAGCCTCGTGGGCAGCAATCCAAAGATTATCATATTTTCGGAATACGCTATTCAGTCGCCTGCTGCCTGGGATTATTTACGTCCTATTCTTGATGTTAATAAGGGTTACGCTATATTTATTAGCACTCCCCGAGGTAAGAATCATTTTTACGATCTAAAGAACATGGCTCAATCTTCGCCTAGCTGGTTCTGTGAAGTATTGCCTATCAATGAAACAGGGGTATTGAGTGAAGAAGAGATACAGACGATGCGAAATGAGGGCGTATCGGAAGAACATATCCAACAAGAATTCTATTGCAGCTTTAACAGGGGAGTCGAAGGATCGTATTATGGTAGGCTTATTGAAAAAGCTAGAGATGAAGGCCGAATCTGCAATGTTCCTTATGATACGCGTTCGCCTGTACATACGGCTTTCGATATTGGTTATGGGGACAGCACATCTATTACTTTCTGGCAAGAAGTTGGGGGCGAATTGCGAATCATCGACTTCTATGAAAACCAAGGGGAAGGAATAGCCCATTATGCTAAGATTCTTCAGAATAAACCTTACGTCTATGGCACTCATTATATGCCTCATGATGCCGGTTCTGGTAGTATTCAGACAGGGCGCACATTGCAGGATGTTGCATATGACGTGGGACTTAAAACCACAGTTCTTGAGAGAGAAATTGATATCTCCATAGGTATCGATGCAGTGCGATCCATGCTTTCCATTGCCTACATCGACCAAACAAAATGCCTTCATCTAATCAAATGCCTTGAGAATTACCACAAGAAATTCAACGAAAAGACACAAAGCTATAGCGAGACACCATTACATGATTGGACGAGCCATTGTGCCGACAGTTGCCGTTATATGGCAAATGCACGCATCCAGTATGGCCGCGGTCCTGGCTCAATGACTAAAGACAAGCTCGACAAAATCAAAATGCAAGCCGGTGTATATAAACCACCTTCAGTACCTAGGCCAATGCCTAATCAAACCCATTTCATTCGCTAAAAATGTAAACAAATTCATTTTTATTTTAAAATTCTTTAAACTCGCGTATCATCCGTAACATATGGAGATTATATGGCTGTGCTCATTGGTTTTTTTATTGGTAATTTAACATGCTGGATTGCTCTTCGAATGATTCGTTGGGGTAATGAACCGGAGGTGAAAGAGACAAAAGAAGAACGGAAAATAGAATAATTTATGGATTTCTTTAATGACTGCAAGACCCAGGAAGAAGCTAAATCTACATTCAAGAGATTATGCAAACATTTTCATCCCGATAAGGGAGGGGAAGAGTCATTAATGATTGAATTGAAGAAGCAATATGATGATTGGAAACCGTCATACGAGGCGCACAATTTCAATATGAAGTTTACTAGGCATTCTAATCTATCATTAGATAGTGTGTATGAGCAGAAAATTAGTGAATTGAATGGATTGGTTCATCGATTAAGAAGTGAGATAGACATTTTAACGATAGGCAGGTCATTT